CGCCGTTGTTCCCGAGAACTCAAACGTTCTTGTTGCGCCACTACCGGTGATTGCGGTAATCGTGTGGTGGGTGTTGTAGGCAGAAGTATAGGGGTCATCGAAAATCAGAACCTTGTCGCCCACGGCGAGATTAGTGTATTGTGATGTTTCGGCCGTCAAATAACCGGAGGTTGACCCAATGGTAATCCCCCTCGTTTCAGCAGCCTGTGTGCTTCCGGTGTAGGTTCCTTGGAGCAACGGGAGCGACCACGGTGCGTTCGTTGATGGGTCAACCTCGGCGTCAATCTCCCATAGGTCAACGTCAGTCCCCAATTTGAGGTCGGTAAAGGAAGTGTAGCCGCCCTCGTTGTCGAATTGGTCGGTAAACGCGATGTTCAGCGAGTAGTTCTCGCTGATGGGCTGCATTAGTCCGAAGTTTTTCTTTTGGAAGCCACCGTCTGCGTTAGCGTCGCCGTTGTTCCGCATGTCGGACCACAGAACCCAAGTGTGCTTGTAATCCTCACTTGTTCCGAGCAGATAGATGACGCTTGAGGTGGTGTGGTTACGGGACAAGCCTTTGACGCCAACGATGAATGTTGCCGATGCCGCGCTCTTGTGAATGATGCCTGCGTAAGTGAACGTGTCGAGGAAGCCGTCGGTGTCGCGCACAATCCCGACACCGCTCATGTTTGCCGCGTTATCATCGAACAGGTCGGCAGAACATTTGATTGACGTAGTATCAGCGTTGAAGTTCGCCAAGATTTCTGCGCCGAACTCAAGCGGTGCGAAATTGATGATGCCGAAATGCTTCCTGAACCACGGCGACTTCGGGAGGTCGCGCATCCACAAAGCGTGGGAGTTTCGGTAGTCAATAGATTCGTCCGTAGGGGACAGATGGCCGCTATCAAGGGTGAATTGAAGTGGAGTCGCGAAGTCCGTTTTGGTGATTGATGCTTTGCGATTTGTTTTCACGACGATTTTACCGCTTGCGGCGATGACCGCCTGAACCGCAAAGAAGCCGTATGCGGGCGGTGTCCTGAGTTGGTTCTCACGGGTTGTGATGATGATTGCACCGCCCGGTTTCAGCGAAGAGCCATCGGCGTAGGTTGGGGTGGCGTCCAAAACAAAGTGAATGTAGTCCGAGTCGGCTGAAGGCAGAACGTCGGGAACGTTCGCCATCTGCTCGATGTCGGCGCTTGTGTTCTCAGTCCACGTTGGCTTCCCTGTCCCTGTGAACTTGAATTGCGTTTGGGTGCCTGCGATGCCGGGGAACGTTTGGGTTGCGAGGTAGTCTCCCGATTGAGCCACATAGTCAGTAACGTTGTGGTAGTCTGAGCCAAACACGCTCACTTCCGTTCCGGCCGAAATGGCGCTTGGGATATTGCCGTTCAGCACCGCAACCACTTGGTCCGCCGTGTTCTTGTCGAAACACACGACACCATAGCCGAGCCAATCCTCTTCGACGCTATTTGGTCCATCGCCGTCTTCGTTGTTGTAAACTTGGATTGGGTGAGCCGACTTTCGCGTGGGTCGTTGCTCCCTAAGTTCGTCGTAATCGGTTGACTCAAAGCCGAGCGTAGGTGAGCGGGCCTCAAGTCGAGAAGCCCCGGTAAACATGGCGTCCGCGAGCAGACCGACTTCGTTTCGACGGGAAAGGACAACATCGGTGTCTCCTGACCCAACCTGACCGATTTCCCACGCTGCGATTTGGCGTTCAAGCAGCGACAGGGAGTCGCGGGCCGAGAGCGTGATTTCGCGTGTCTGAGCCGTCCCGTGTTGGTCAATGCTCATCGTTTCCACGATACCTGACCAAAGCGGACGGTGAATGTTGCCGGAGAACATCAACAGGCGTAGGTCAGAAATGGACGCATCGGAAAAGAAGGGGGTGAGGTTTTGCTCGGTGTCGTCGTCGCTGATGGTGATTTCGGCGCTCGAAATGCCGTTCACGGGAGCGGTGCATGACCACGCCGAAACGGGTGATGGGTTGGTGTTGTCGAGCCTATCGGTGAGGGGACGATACATGGCCACGCGGTCAATCATCGTCGTCATAACCGCCTTCCGGTGTTCCGTGGTTGTGTCCGAATCGTAGTTTGTGACGAACAGTTCCCACCCGGTCATGCTTGCGGCGCTTGGTGAGCCGACGAGTGTATAACCCGAAGAATATGAGCCTGCTGAGTCGTTGGTTGCCGTGACCTCGGTTCCGTCGTGATACACCTTGAACTTGTTGTTCGTGTAGTCAACCACGAAGTCAAGGTCGAACCAAGGCTCGTAAGCGGGTTCTGCTTGGCTTGCGTCATAGGACATTTGGTAGTAGCGAACGTCTGAGTCCTTGAGTCCGTGACCATCATCAGGACGGAACGTCCAAGAAATCGCAGGCGTGGCTCCCTGAGAGCCGGTGGTTGGGTCAAACGAGGTCGCCGACGGGAATCCAACGCGAATGACGTATTCGACGGGCACCGACGAGTCAATGCCTGTTTCAAGGCCGGGTGGTGCAGGATTATCCGGGTTGCCGTTGTGGGAATGCACGGCCATGCGAATGCCGAAGGTGTCGCCATCAGCACGACTGTTGAGCGCCGAACCGTAGTGGATGACCGGTCGGTTGTTACCGCTTGGGGCCACGTTGTTCACGCGATGGTCATTCTTTTGATTCATGTAGGTGCGGACGCACAGGAACGGCTTGCCCGCCTTGCTTCTAACCTGCGTGAAGTGACGCTCGGGGTGGTTTTCGTGGGTGGCGCTTGTGTTCAGTTGCGACCGCTCTCCGGCCCAAACGCCGGTCAAGTGTGCGGATTGCATGAAGTCAGGGTCCACGCCGTCATCGAGGTTGCCTGCTTTGCCGAGGGCAAAGATGGCCGGGTTGAATGAAAAAACGGTGTCGCGGCCGTAGGTTGCGTCGTCGTCACCGCCGGGAACGTGGTAGTGGGCCGACGAGTCGTAAGTGGACGAGAACTTGACGTAGGAAGCATCGGAGTTATCGTTTCCTGTTTTGTCGAAACGCAGGCGGTTTGGATGCGCCCACGTCGAGGGGAATTGCAGTTGTGAGCGACCTGCGTAAGTTTCTCCGTTGCCGAGCCTGATGTTGTCGAGGGTTGCCCAACGAGCCACACCGTCGTTTGCGAGCAGGTAGTTAGTCGAATCCGTGACTTCTCCGGTCGTCACGCGGTCACGAACGGACCAACGGTAGCGAGGGTTGAGCGTGGCCTCACCGTTCATGGTGTTGCCGTGGTGCGTGTTGGTTGAGTCGTAAGCGCCGTCAGACGAAGGCGTGTTGGAGTCATCAGTAGCGACACGAGACCCGATGAAGTCTTCGTAGTAGCCCGCAAGCCAAAATCCAAACTTGGAGTCCGCAGTTCGCACCATTATTCTCACCTTAACTTTTCTCAGCCACTAAGGGTGATGTTCACCCCGAGTTGCTTCTCCACTTGTCTCACGATTTCGTCAGCAGCCGCTTGCGTGGTCATGCCGTTGAACGTGTTGGTCATAAACACCTCGGTCGTGTTGATGAGCGTTTCCACACCCTTGTTCACGACCTGCTTCACCATGTCTCCGGTCAGGTTTGCTGACGACATTCCAAAGAACATCTCTTCGCGGGCGTTGGCGAACTCAAACGCCGCTTCCTTTGCTGCCTCAATGGGACCGATGAAGCCCTCTTCGACGGCACCTCCAAGCCCACCGAACCCATCTTCGGTGTCTTCAACCATGCCCATAAGCGTGTCCATGAAGTCTTCAAAGTCTTCGGTTGAGTTTGCGATTTCCATGATTGACCCCTTGTATGCGTCGGGGAACCCGGCCATAGCGGCAGCGAAATCCTTTGCCCTGTCTTCGTATTCCCTATTGTGCATCGCTACATCAAGGGCCATCTGATTGTTCCCGCTCATGTTTGCTGCGGCCACTTCAAGGAATCCGATTTTCGTCCTGTTTTGAATCTCTTCCAATTCCTTCATCTGATTGAACAGGGCTTGGGGGTCTTCTTCAGCAAGGAAGGCGGTCGCGATTTGTTGGGTTTGCACCGCCCTACCCGCCCCAATTTCTGCCGCCAATGCGTCTGCCTGAGCCTTCACAGCGTCCTTTGCTGCTCCGGCGTCCATAGCCTCTTCTTGCGCTCGCAAACGCTCAAGACGACCTTCCTTGGTTGCGAGGGTGAGCCTGATTTGAGCCTGCGTCATCCCCTCAAGCATCGCGGCGGCGTTTTCCATATCGGATTTTCCAACCGCCATAGCGGAGTTCATATCAATCAAGGCGTCGGTAGCATCATCGGTATTCTTCCCAAAGATGGCGATTGCAGACCCAATCGCGACGAAAGCCACAGTAGCAAGGATGAGTGGACTTCGCTTCATAGCAGCGGTCAAAGTGACGGTCGAGCGAGTCGCGTTGTCTTGTGCAGCAGCCAAACCGCTTGCTGCAAGTGAAGTAGCGGCCATTGACTTGCCCATGCTAAACATCTGAGCCGTTGCAGGAATCATGGATGCCGTCATCAACACCGCCGCAACCTTGGCTGCTTTTTGGTTGTCCGAAAACAACGTCAGGACCATAGACAGACCGCCCAAAATACCGCTTGACGCCATCATGGCTTGATTTTGCATCATCATCGCTTGGGTTGTTTGGCGAGATTCAGTCTCTACCATGTTAAAGGCAGCAACGACACCGGGTCCGGCCTGAATAATTTCTCGTGCCTTTTGAGCCGTAATCCCCAAGGCTTCGGCCAATTGAAGGGCGGATTGGGTCACGGCTTCGTTCATCGCGTCGAGGCGTGCCTGCACGTTGCCCTGTTGCGACATAGCAGCGATGACTTCTCGCGTGGCGGTCGCCAAGATTTTGTTTTCCCTAACTGTTTCGTCAATGATTTCGGCGCGAAGGAACGCCTGAATGTTCGCTTGTTGGATAGCAGTAAGTTCCATCTTGAGAGTTCGTAGAATCGCCTCTCGTGCTTGTGCCTCTTGGATGGCGGCATCTCTTCCCTTTGCATATAGGAAGGAATGTTGGTTAAGAAGAGCGTTGTTCTCTTCTTGGAGTTGGTTTCGTCGCTCGTCAATGAACGAGTTCTCTTCGTTAAGTCGCTTTTCAATGGACCGGGCCACGGCTTTGTTTTGCATCACGGCAGCGATTTGGCGTTGAATACCAAGGCTCTTGTTATCGCGAATGTTCTGCAATCCTGCGTGTTGGTTGGATTGGTCCTTCAGAATGTTCAGGGCGATTTGTTCTCGCCTTTCACGTTGACTGAGAGCAGATTTTTCGTTTAGTGAGGTGATTTCTGCGTTGTTTCGGATGAGCGTTTGTTGGTTGATTTGCGCTCTTACGCGGGCCTCGTCGCTTAGTTGTGCAAACTGCAAGTCCTTGATGCGAACGCTTTCTTGCTCCATCATCAAAGAGGATTTTTGTTGCTCGATGGTTGCATCAAGCACCATACGCTCACCTCGCGTAGCGATTTCGCGTTGGCGCTGAACGGAAAGGTCAAAGTTCCTGAGTTTTGCTCGCTCTCGTTCGACGGCAAGGATTTGGTCAAGACGGGCAAGTTCCATTGATAGGTTTTCAAGACTGATAGCCTCCATGCGTGCGCGAAGACCAAAGGCGCTTGCGCGGGCGATGTCTTCTCCACGAAGAGAACGGATGATGGTTTCCTGCGTCTGCAACGACACGTTCATGGACATGATGTTCAGGAACGCTTCACCAAGGGGAGCAAACAGTTTCATGTATTGCTGAACGGTGACTCCCGCTTCCAAAAGCCCACCGAAGGCCGTGCTTGCTTCGGACATGTCTGCAAGTCCTTGGATGAGGTTTGCCTGCGCCTTGGTAGCCCTGAGAACGGCAGGAACGAACACATCGCCAAGAGCGCCCCTTGCGTTATGCAAGCGTGCTTCTTGTTGCTCCAATTGGAACGATACGTCTTCTTTACGTCGAGCCAATTCTGCCTCGGCGGTATCAAGTTCCTGAACGGCTTGTGTGTTCAAGCGGATAGTTCGCTCGTGATTTTCCATCAGTTTGATAGCACGAACATAGTGGTCGTTGCCTGCGATGGCCTGAGCAACACGCATTTTGTCTGCTTCAGACTGTCCACGCATGGCCTTGGACAAGTCACCCATGATGTCTTCCATTGAACGGAGGTTTCCGTTTGCATCTTTTGTCGCAACACCAAACTCCGCCAAAATTGCGGCGTTGTTTCCGGTATCTGCACCGAGTCGTGCATACATCATACGCAACGCACGACCGGCCTTTCCTTGCTCTTCACCGGCTTCAATCAGCGTAGCGGAAGCAGCGGCCATGAACGTGATTGAATCGCCCGCAAGGTGTCCCTGTGCGGCGAATTGGTTCATCACGAACGTAATTTGCGACATGGTGGCGGCAGAACGGTTCTCAACGGTGTTCAGTTGGTTGAGAAGTTGGACGGAGTTTTGCCGAACGGCGTTCGCTCGGTCTTCTGCGTTCATCGCGTTGATTTGTGCCTGCGTCATACCGTCAAACAGGAAGTTTGTCTGCTGCTGAAGGTTGATGATGCGCTGCATCGCGTGTTCAGTTTCCATACCACCAATCAAACCAAACTCAACACCGGCCCGTGTTGCCGCACCTACCGCCTCACCGCCACCCACAAGGTCAGACAGTTGCGCCATGCGGGCACCTGCGATGAGGGCTTGGTCGGCGGTAAATGCGAACTCTTCGCCCATAGCGACAATTTGCGATTGCACTTGCGCGGCATCAGCAAAGTTCGCGAACTTCTCAAACTCAATCCTTGCTGCTGCAATTTCTTGAGAAAGGGGAACCGTAGCGTCTACGAGTTGGTCCATTTGTTCGCTGACGAGGGCGGCGGACTCTCCGATGCCGGACAAACCATCGAGCATCAGCGATTGGAGAACAGTAGTCTTGGCTCTTGCATCGTTGATGAGTCGCGTGGCTTGGAACGACCCCACAACGTCGAAGAACACACGGGATGCGCCCGCTCGCAAAACGACCATCAACGCCCCAACAGACAGGGCGACAATGGGCATCAGGTCGAACAGAAACAAGGATAATCACCACTATGCTAATCTTGACTCACGATGGGCACGCCCAACCCTCTAAGCATCTCTAAGCCTTCAGCGTCGCTTAACAGTTCACGCTTGGCCCGTCTTTGCTTGCGGCGGGCTTCCATCGCTTTACCATCAGACTTCTTTTGTGCCTTCTTGGTAGCCTCGGCCACACGGTCTTGAACGTCAGCCGCAACGAGCAAGTCGAGCGTCAGTTTGTGATTGCCTCCCTCGCAATCGTAACGGTCCCACAAATCCGAGGGGAGCGTCCCCTTGTAGGCCATGCTCAGGCTTGGGGCGACTCGGAAGAAGGTTCCAAAGGGGGCGCACCGTCCGGGTCGTCCCCACGCACGAATCCAAGAATCATGCGGAGTTCTTCTGAGGTGAGGTCGTCAATGTCGAACTCGTTGGGCTGCACCACGCACGAGGGAACCCACGAGCGGATTTGGTCTTCGTAGCCTGCGCCTGCGGCGTCAAGGGCTTCTGAGAACTCAGTCTGTTGCTCGGGAGTCCATTCGCTCGGGTCAAGCCCGAAGTGCATGTGGTCGCGAAATACGCGAGCCTGAATGTTCTCAATCTTCAGTTTCGCCATACCGCCTGCTTGGCGGACGACGAGTTCTGTTCCATCATCAAGGGTAAAGGTCTTTTTCAAAACGGGCATCTTCTCACTTCTCTTCTCTGCTATGCTATGCTAATCTCAAGCCACGTCATACCAAACAACGGCCAACGTCAAAACGTTCGTGTCCTTCTTTCTCGACACGTCACACGAAATGACCACATCGTTGTTGGCGATAGCCGCGCGGAACGCGGTTTGGATTTCCGAAGCGGTCCCGGTGAACGTGTTCACCATGAGTTTCGTCTTATCGGTGATGATGGTCCCGCCGTTGTTCGCCATCTAACCACCTCAGTAAGCGCCGGAGGTTGAGTTCTTGAGAACAATGTCCATCATTTTTGAGTCATCGGGAGAGTAGAGGGCCACGAAGTTCACCGTCATGGTGTTGGTGTCGCGACCGCTCACGTTGGCGTCGGCTGCCTCAAAGCGAATCTTGTAGAAGTTAAAGGTTAGACGGTCAGCCGTCGAGTCGTCACCGAACTGCACCTTGAGTTCGACACCGCTACCGGACAGTTCGTGGCCGTCTTCGGTGGTCAGTTCGGTGTAGGTTGGCTCATCCACGGTTGCCGTGTGAATCACTTGGTTGAAGGTAATGCTACCGGTAACGACGCGGCGCTGCACGGGAGGCGCACGGACGTAGGTGGTGCTTCCGAGGGCACAGGCATTGTCTCCGTCACGGTTCAGGTTGATGTCGAAGGAAATGTCGGCCACCGCATCAGAAGCCGTAGCGTTTCCGTTGAAGAACACCTTGGCGTTGCTGAAGTAAAGTGCATCCAAGTTGTCCGCAAAGGTAGGGGTGGTCGTTCCCACGGCTGCAAGGGAGGCGATGTCCTCGGACTTGCCCATGAGGTTGAAGGAAACGCTTGCGTATTCGTTGAGCGCGGCGCTGACGGAGAGGGAATCAATGACGCAGCCTTTGTAGAGGTGTTCCTTGTCTTCGCGGCTCACGAGGAAGGTGTAAGAGGCAAGCGTTCCTGCCTCAGTAAAGGTGTGCGTGTAAGGGTCGGAAGCGCCGGTCACGGTGTCCGTTCCCATCATTCCCATCAAGACGTTGCCCATGAAATTGTCCGCCATCATCGCCATGTTGACGCTGCCTTCGCTGAACTCCTTTCCGGTCACGGACTTCGCGGAGCCGTAGCGGCTCATGTCCTCGCGGGTCAGGAGGTCAAAGGTGTGGCGAATGGACTCGTCGTCCACCTCGCCGAACACATAATCACCGGAAGGGGTTCCATACGCCGATTCTTTCTTGAGCGCAACGAACCGGTTGTCGAAATCAGTCATGCGTAATCGCCTCTATTGTTTGTGACGGATTACGTGTCGTTTAAGGGTTCACCTACGCCTCATGTTGATGCGACGGTCATAGGTCAGGGTCAAGAGGTGAACACAGGTCAGATGTTCGTTGTTCATCTTGTGGTCCAATTCCAACGAGTATTCGTTTAGGGAATCTGTCGTCCCCTTGAGTCCTGTGGTGGTGTAAACCTCATCGAAGATTTCCCCGATGATGTTAAGCCCGGTGCGGAAGGCGTTTTCATAGTTCGTGCCTCGCGTAATGACGTAAATCAACACCTCGTAGGATTGGTCCACTTCTCCCCCACCAAGCGCAGCAAAGATGGGTGAGTCAATGCCTCTCAGCAGCACATTTACGATTGGTGCGGGGGTGCGCGAAATCATCTCCGACGACACGTCGAATCCGTAGCGGATTTGCGAATCATCAAGGTGAGTTTTCAGATACATGCGCTGACTGTCTTTGATGGTCTGAACAATCGAGAGGGCCATGCGAATAAGCGTGTCCGTTGCGAAGTCTGATGGTGCGAGTTCGTCGGGTCCAAACGCCCCATGCTTGCTGACGTAAACGGTAGACCAATTGACCGTTCCCGTGTTGTTCCCCCAAGCGATTTCCCGCGACGTAGAGGCAGAACCGGTGACGGACAGGTAGTGTATTTCAGCGTCGTCGTCTTCAATGATTTCGCGCATGTAAAGACGAGCGTTACCCGAAGCGTCGAGCGTCAAACGAAGGACGACGGGGACCGGTTCATCGTTTAGCATTTTGAGGTCAAGGTATTCTGTTTCAACGGTGGTTGCTCCCACAAGCCTGAGCGTCTGAATGTTGCCCGTAGCCTGAACTTCGACACGGTATGTTCCGTTATCAAGCGCCATAAGCACCTCACCGTTGTCCGGGTCCGTGACGCCGTAGGAAATGCAGGCAAGGATGGTGTAAGAGCCAACGGCGGGCGTCAGGGAATAGCGAGCGTCTGTGACGACCCAATCTCCACCTGAAGCCGAGGCACCGCTTCCTGTGACCGAGAACACCTCATTGTTTCGCGGGACCGCAGGCGAAGCGGGGTCTTCGCCGTTGAGGCGGCTTGTCCAAAACTGACTCGTCGTCGCAATCGCCATTTAATCACCCTCGATAGTAGGAGCCGGGACCAAACTCCCGTTCGATAGCAGCACCAATTCGTCTTTCAAGTCGTCGCTCAACGATACCCATGCCGAACTCGATGTAGGAAAGTTTGGGATAGCCATGAAAGTAGAATCGGCCGGGGTTGCTCATAGTCCAAGGCGTGTTGCTTCCCCTGCGTCCAAATTGACGACCTTTTAGGGCCGCGCCGGTGCTTCGGAAATAGACGTTCCTTTCACGAATACCGTCCTGAAGTGCTTCCGAAAGGTCAAAGCGGTTTCCGTCGTCGTCAGGAGAAGTGAACGCTCGCTCGGCAATCATACCGCTAAGGATTTCACTACCCCTTACGAACACGTCTTTTCGGTTAAACATTTCAGCCACCCTGCTACCGGCATCCGAAATGTGGCTTTGTCTTCCATCTCCCCGTTGTTCGATGTAGGCACGAGTTTCAAATTGAGCCTCGGACAAAATCTTCGACAAAGTTTTTGCGATGATATGTGGGAGTTTGTGTTCCATGTCGTTAAGCATGGCGTCGAACTCTCGCGTGTCCAAGCGGACAGACGCGCCACCGACTTGACCGCCCGTTCCTCTAAGCGGGTTAAGAGCCATCAATCAACACTCCCAAGATGAGCAAGGCGGCGCAGGGAAGACATGGCCCTCTTTCGCACGATTTCGCCTCGCGTCTTGGACGTTTCGTTGCCTTGAAACAAACCTTCGTCTTCCATGTAAATTGATGCGGCAAGGTCAGCGCAAATCTCACGCAGGACATGGGCAAACTCGCCCTGCTGAACAGTCACCCCGGAGGAATGTGAAAAGGAGAGGCCGGTCACGCCGGTCAGGTCGTTGGTGCTTTTGCCCGTCCACTTGAAGGAGTCGCCGTCAACGTTTCCGTTGCCCGACGTTGCGAAAGACGAAGCAGAAGTCAAGGTGATTGTTGTTGCCTCGGCGCTGACGGCACCGTTCAACGTGGTTTCTGCGGTGTGGTCGCTTGGAAGGTCGCGCCCGTAGTCCCTGAACAATTGGTCAATTTCGATGGTTGAGCGACGGATGGCCGAGGTTAGTCGGGACGACGCTCGACTACGCTGCGCCGAATCGAGACCAAGACGCGAACCAACATCGGAGGTGGTGCAGTAGTAGGTCATCACACAACCCCCTGCATACCGATTATTGCGGCAACCATCGTTGAACCAATGCCCATCATCCACTTGATGATTGACTTACCGATGCCGTTAATCATCTCTTGAGTTCCCTTTTGGGTTTCCGCAAGGGCGGTGAACTGTTCGTCAGTTCGGATTTGTGCTTCAAGGAGTTTCTGAAGCATTTCGTCGTGCTTGTCGAGCCGACGCTCGATAGAGTCGAGCCGGTGGTTTTGCACCGCGTCGTGTTGTTGTTCACTCGCCATCCTCGACCATCTCCTTGACGGCCTCGACGGTTTCTTCCGCCTCTTCGACAATTTCCATCACTTCGTCCAAGGTCACTTTGCCGTCGGCCATGACGCGGCGATACAGGATGAGCGCCTTTTCCGCAACGAAGGCGGCGGCGAGCAGGTAAACAGGAATCAGTTCGTATTGCATGGTTATGCCTCCTTGTAGTCAATTTGTTTGACGGCTGAATGCGGGATGACGGTAAACGGCCTGCTATCGCCCGGTCTATACAGTTTGTAGCCGTGGTCTGTCTCTTCAATGTTCACATTGGTATAGGCCTTCTCGGGAGGCCGGTAAACAATCTTTCCCCTTCTCATTTCCACCATCTCCATTTGAAAATACGAATGCCGTTTCTGTGAATCTGCTTATCAAGAATGTCTGAGATGAAGAGGTCAAGCCAAGGGTCGCGCAATCAATCACCGTCCTCAAGAATCCAAGCGTTGACCTGCTCCACCGTGGGAGCGGCAACGTCAAGAGGCCATCGGGAAGGCATGTATCGAATCACGCCGTCGCCCCTATCGAAGAAGGGGGTGGTGTCGCAATCAAGCAGCGCAGGGTATCGAGCATGTAGCACGGAAACACAATCAACCATCATCCAATCCTCCTAATGTAGCACTCGTTATAGAATCCGGTCCGCATCCTGTATTTTAGGGTTGATGATTGGTTCGATTGCTTCCTTGCCCACAACGCAAATGCGATGCGGTCGCCCACGTCAAGACGCCTGATTGTCTCCACGACAGGCCCCTTTGCAGACAGACCTGTTCCATTCGTGTATAGGAACGTGGGACCGCGCACCAAGAAGTCCTCGGGGGTAGGCGAAGGGCCAACGTCCGGGTCTGCGCTATCCGACGAATGCAGAATATACGCAAGGGCTTGGATAAAGTCGCTTGACCCCGGATTGCCAAGTCCGTTTGACCCCGTTGCATCCCCATCACGAAGTCCGAATTGTCCCCGAATATGATAGATGCCCGCCGTATCAATCGTCCAGACGCCGCTTGAATAGGTGATGCCCTGTGTGGTCAAAAGGTCTTGGTTCCAAGCGGTGACGAGCGATTCCACGCCGTTGCTGAAGATTTGAGTTGAGCCTGACGAATTGTCTGTTGGGACAACGCGGGAACCTTCCGTCTGTGAAATCCATGACGTGTCGCTTCCGGTATTAATGAAACCCTTGGCCGAAATAGGGGTTGAGCCTGCCTCATATTGTCCGGTAGGGATATACACGGTCGAATCGCTTGAGCCATCGCCTTTCAGGAATTGTGCGCTCGTTCCTCCTGTTACGATAAATTGTGGGGCGGTTATTGCCGCCGAGGAAGTGCCTCCGCGCCCAACCACGTCATCGAGGGTATCTGCTTCTGCTTGGAGGGCCGTTCCAATCAACGCACGCTCAGATGGGGTAATGACTTGTCCT